GCGTGCGTGCGTCCCCGCTTGAGTCCCACTCCCGCGTCACGTCATCGTCTAAGACTTCACCCGCCTCGGTTGCCTGGCGCAATGCCTCGTGGTGGCCTGCCCGCAATGCGTCTATGGATTCGGTACGCGCTATTACGTCACCGCGATATTTCAGCGTGCGGCTTTGTAATGCCGTTATAGCGCGTTCAATTCTGTCATTTGATAGTGGCTTGCCTGACGCAATGGCCCGCTTAACCATGCCGTCAAAGCGTTTGTTGCGCAGCTTCCTGTCAAAGTATGCCGGGCTTAGTTCTCTCAGCTCGTTGCGGGCATTGGCTGTCCACTGAGCCTGTTGCTCAGTCAGTCCAATAAACCCGCCTTCCCGCCGCCCGGTTACGCGGTTTTTCCTGCCTACAAGATCCAGCGCCGATTGCCGGGGGTTGATGCCCTCCGATAACCTAGCTGTAAGCTGCTGGCGGACCATCTCACGTTGGCCTTCCGTAATCTCAACAATCAAGCTGGATGAGTTCTGCCGTAGCCACTGCTCAGCGCGGGTGTTGCGGACATTGAACGCAAACGCAAACGACACATCACTGCCGGGCGCAGGAACACGGTCAACTTGACTTGCCGCAGTATCGCCACCTTTGCGGTAGGCGTTCTGAATGGCCTGCTCAATGGACCCGAGCGACGCCTCACTAATTCCGATTGCCGTTAGTACACCATCAATATCACCCACGGCAATACGGTCGATCAGATCCTTAATGACGGCATCGTTTTTTAGCTTAGCAACAGAGTCAGAGAACGCCTTGCGAAAAGCCGCCTCCTGCTCTTTTGTGATGCCGTTTAATTTGACGGTTGCCATTAGGCTGACAAGTCCAGTTCGTACAGCACAGCAACGCCTGCGGGGGCTAGGGTGCGAACTTTAGTGATGCTTATCCAATCACTGCCAGAGGTCGCTTGGCTTCTTGTAATGCCTACCGCAACATCATCTGCTTTCTTTGGAGCAAACCCCGGTGTCGCGGCCATAGTCAGGGTTCGATTTATGATTTCAACGTACGTGCCATCTGCGGCCATAACGCGACGGTTGTCTTCAAGTATGCTTACTGTTGTATAGGAGTATGACGTTACCGGATCCCAAGGGTCACCGCCGCTTTCAGACTGCTGGCGGATGGTTGCGGGGTAGCCTTCATCGGTCGACGCAACCGACTTGATAGCGGCGTTTACTTCGGCGGCGATCTCTGCCCAGTTTATGCTCACGATACGATCAACGCGGCAGGTAGGTCATCCGGTGTCAAGATAGATGACAGAAGATTGTCAATTGCTGTGACCGTTGGCGATGAAGACCTGTCGCCCTTGTTGCTTCCAGTATACGTGAAAGATATTGATTGCACTTTTGTCAACACTTTCTGCTCTGACTCGGTAAATGTCTTAGCAAAAAATCCCGGTGTTTGCAGTTCAAGAAGTGTTGCCTCATAAGATGCGCTGACCACGCGTACCGGAACAGAACTATCAGGGATTGAATTGCCAAAGCGATCAATGGCGCTTTTACGGGGCCATGATCGCTCCTGATCTATGCCGCCTGTGGGTTGGCCGGGGAATCGCTGGTAATAATGGCCGTCAAGATACACAGAACCACGCAAGCGGGCAGCGGCTACAGTGCCAGCGGGTATCTCTAGGCCGTTGGCTTCAATGTAGTCTGCAAAGCCGATATCTGTGCCGTAGCCGGGCATACGTTACCCCTTGTTAAATTTGGATTGATTCTTGCCAGGTTTTGGAATGATTGGCACGGTAATTATTACACCCATATCGGCGAAATCTTTGATCTGCGCTTCGCTTAATTGCAAGGCGTTTTCAAGAATGACAGAAGCCCCGGCTCTTACGGTTTGCGTTCCACCGAAGACTCGTATGGCCTTGTCACGTGATGAGTTATTTTTAACCTGGTACGCTGACATTGTGACGCTCCTAAAAAAGCGAGGCCGTAGCCCCGCCTATTCATTCAGTTTAAGCGTTAGACACGCCACGACGCAACACACGAGGAGCACAGCACAGGAAAAGCGGGTAGCTGTAGATTTCGCCACGGGTAAACGCTTGACGCTCACGATCTGGAATGTTGAGGCCGTAGGTGTCCACGCCAAGAGTGTTTACAAACGGACCAAACTCAGCCGGGGCCATTGCGTGCTTGAAAACACCTTCTGCATCGATTGGAAAAAACTTGGCTTCCGTGTCAGCAATCGCAACAGCCGAGTTGTCGTCAGTGCCACGATAGTTGTGGAAGGTGATGCCGCCGAATGTGAAGGCTTGAAAAGCATTACCCTGGCGAAGGTCACCCGCAGCGGCATAGCCAAGGAAGGTATCACGCACTTTCGGGTGCTTAATCAGCAAGTCGTAGAACGTGTCACCGACAAGCGCGTGCACGGTTGTTGCTGTAGTAAAAGCACCCTTAGCAGAGCGAGCCATCGCACGGACGACGCCGTTACAAATTTCGCGCACATCAGTGCTTGCAGTGGTCAGCAAAAAGTTAATAGCTGTGGTTTCTGCCTCGCCGAATTGGTCAAAATAGTTGTAGATAACGCTTGAGCCATCAGCGTCCAACAGCTTGCCTTGCAGCGCGCCCAAGCGGTGATATTCTTGAGTCAGTTCAACGTCATTACGGACGCGAGCGAACCGGCGCAAGAACTCTGCCTGAACTTGCTCCAGCTCAGTCTCGGAACCAAAGGCACGGATGTTCTGGATTTCTTCAGCGTAGAGCGTGAAACCTTTTGCAAGCCGGACCGTTTTCAAGGGAACCGCATCGCGGTCGTCTTCTTTCAACTCAGAAGTTGAAGCGCCAACCGGGCTTGTAGGAATAAGGGTTAGCACGCCGTCGCGGCGGTCCACAAAAATGGTCCGGGTGCGTACGGGCATAGGCTCAAATAGGCCAAGCTCGCCTAGAAGTTGAGGTTTGAAATCCATTTTGTTACTGACACCTGTCAAAGATGTCATCGAAAAAGCACTGTTATTGAAAACGTTCATTGAAGCCATGATTTTTTCCTTTATCGACGAACGATGATGCCGAGTGCCTTTAGGGCAAGGTCGGATGCGATGATTTGGGCGGAGTCTGCACCAACCTCATAGGTCAGTTCGTGACCGTTAAGCTCGGCATCGCGTGCAAAGTTAACGCTTGCATAATCAACGCCCGAGGCAGTGGTGTTCACGATGGTTTCAAATAGTACGCCCGCCTCGTTCTGCGATCCGTTAGTTGCCGCGACATCGTGACGCACAAACTTTCCAGTGGCGGTAATCTTGCCTAAGACAGTGCCGGCAGATAGGGTGGTGTCTGCGGGAACGGTCACGGTTACGTCATCGCGTGATCGGAAGCCGTTAGACTCGCTGACAATAAACGACGCTGTTGCTTGGCGTTTCTGTAGAGTTGCCATTCTTTACGCTCCCTTCTTCATTTTGATGCCAGCAGAGGCAAAAGTGGAATCGCTCCAACTACCTGCGCCGTCGTTAGATTGGACTTGGCCAATGTTGCGCAGCGGGTCAGTGGTGGTTGCTGAGTCTTCTGCTAAGATGTCAAAGCGTGCGTCGATGTACGCCGCTGATTTATCCTTGACTGCTGAATCACCCAGCTTGGCCACAACGGTAGCTTTGCGAATATCTGCATCGCTTAGGCCAGCAATAGCCAGGTCTTTTGCAATCAACTTTGCCTTGCCGATCAGCTCAGCGCGATCCATTACCCGCTTATCTACTTCGTCTTCATTCATCATTTTGTCTTTCAAGTCGTCGATCTCAGCCTGCATCCGACCCATCATCGCGTCCATTTCCATCTTCATATCATAACGGTCGCTGATTAACTTGGCCTCGGCGTCGGCCATTTTTACTTTAAACGCTTCAATCGCCGGGGCGTCGGTAGCGGCAACTTGCACCGCCTTGTCGCCCAGAACCACTGTTAACATAGTCATGGCTGATCCTTTAATTTTCTGGTCGTGGTTAAGTGGGACAAAGCCCCATGCTTGCGCACCGTCCCCGATGCGTAATTCCTGATTTGCCCTGCCCTGATCGACAAGTGCAACGTGATTAACTCGTATGTTTCGCTGTATCGCGTCGTATGCTTCGCCGCTGTCTGTGAGGCCGCTCACCATCTCAACGTCGGCAGTGTAGCCAAGGGAGAGTTCGCGCTTGCCGCCTTCGTAATCTTTGATTGCGGTGCCGTCCATCATAATCAGCGGCACGCGGATATATTCACCGTCGCGTGTAACCTCATCACCCATCTGGCCTATGGAATCTAGCTTCCAAGTGTCAGCGGTAACGCTTGCCGCGGGATGATTGTTCGTCATCGGCTTATGCGCGATGCTGGCCATTGAGTCAGTGGAGAACACTTCGGACTCTGGCCGGAACACTCGAACAAACTCCATTCCCGGCTGTTTCATCTCATCGCCGGTATACAGTTGGACATTGCCGGCGCGACTGACCCGAGACGATGCAACCAAGTAGCCGTCGACTGTGCGCTTGACTGTGCTTTCGTCAATCGAAACTTTGTCTACAAACTGCATTGCAAGCCTCCTTTTGCTCTACTCATCTTCGCCGCCCTCTAGTTCTTGCATTGCCGCCTCAAGC